CTGGAGCTGGGTTAACCCTTAGTACGGCGGCTTCAGCAGTAGATATAGTTCCGTATTTTGTGAAAGCAGCAAACTCTATTCAACTTGGCGCACCACAACTGGCATTTAGCTAATGACTATGTTTTCTTCTTTTTGGTTTGCGAATACTGGCGCTGCTACTTTTAGCGTTGATAACAGCGCCGTGTTTAACGACGATGACTCACAGTACCTAAACAGAACCTTTGGCAGCGACGGCAATCGTAAGACAATGACGTTTAGCTGGTGGATGAAACGGGGCAACTTAGGCATTTCTGATTGCAGAATCTTTACTGCTCGTGACTCAAATGACGACCAAATTAATTTTGCAGACAGCAGCAGCCATGACCGACTTGATGTATTTTTCGATGGCACGTCTAGTGGACGATTAACTACGACACAAGTTTTTAGAGATCCACATGCGTGGTATCACTGCGTGGTCGCAATTGATACGACCCAGTCAACTGCTGGTGATCGTGTCCAAATTTATGTCAATGGTGATCGTGTTACATCTTTTGATACAGAAACCCAACCGTCACAAAATCAACAGTTAAACGGGTTTAACAATAACAACGTACACGCCATAGGTTCAAGAGCATGGTCAAGCCCAGGAGGTTTTTACGACGGGTATTTATCAGAGTTTGTTTTTGTAGATGGCTCTCAGCTAGGACCAACTAGCTTTGGTGAAACAGATAGCAACGGTGTTTGGCGTCCTATAAATGTTAGTGGATTAACTTTTGGTACAAACGGTTTTTACTTAAACTTTGCCGCATCGGGCAGTGACCTTGGCGATGACGCCAGCGGTAACAGCAACGACTTTACAAATAATAATTCCGTTACGCAGACCACTGACTCGCCCACTACAAATTATGCGGTCCTCTCGCCTTTGACTCACCAAACAAACGGCGATTTATCCAAGGGTAACACACAAACAACAACAGGTTCGGCTGACCAAGGACTGTCGTTTGCAACCTTTCCTGTTACAACAGGTCAAAAGGTTTACATTGAGGCATTATGTTCTGGAGCCACCTCGACTATGACAGGTTGTGTAAAAGCAACTTCAGCAGTTGTTCAAGATCCTACAAGTGACTTTGATGCCCTTGAAAGTGCTGACGGTGGTGCTGGTAGACTGCTTCATGTCTCATCAGGTGATGTTTTTAATTCTGACGGCAACACTAGCGCATCAAATTATGCTCCAAATGATTCTGTGCCCGTGCGTCACATGATTGCCCTTGATTTAGTTAATGACAAGATTTATTGGGGCGATGCTGGGGTGGGTGCAAGCGGATGGTCAGACGGTTCAGGTAGTTTTAATCAGTCTTTTGATAATGCTGTTGGAGTTGATCTTACCGCTAATCTTGATTGGTTCTTTGCTTTTAGGCCCTTTACTGGAACAATCGAAGTAAACTTTGGTGCAACAGCTTTTACTGTCAGCCCACCAACTGGCTATAGTTCTGGATATTCAGCGGCAATCGAAAACGCAAATCGTGAAACTGCTTTAACCATTGAAGACGGCTCTGCTTATTTTCAAACAACGCTATATACAGGTAACGGTGCTAGTTCTCACGAAATTAATCAGTCTGGTGAAAACAGTACGTTTGCTCCTGACCTCGTGTGGACGAAAGGTCTTACCGTTACAGAGCATCGTATTAGTGATGTAATTCGTGGAGCTACAAAAGTATTTTTTACAGATACTTCACTAGGAAATTCTGCTTCTACAACAGAATCTGGTGCAGTTTTAAGTTTTGACTCTGATGGATTTACAGTTGGCAGTGGCGGCGGGATCAACGGTTCTGGCCAAGCAAAATTAGCTTGGCAATGGAAAGCTGGCGACAGTAATACATCCGTCTCTGCGTCAGGTTCAGGTGATGACGCAATTTGTGCTTGCACCCATCGTGCTAATCAAACGGCAGGGTTTTCGCTTGTAAAATATACAGGAAGAAACAGTGATATTTCTAATGGTCAACATAGTTTAGTTACACACGGGTTGGGAGCAAAACCTGATGCAGTGTGGATTAAAAGTATAGATGATACCCAAAACTGGGTAATTATGTTGGCAGATTCAAACTTTGGCAACGATGCGTTTGTTTCTTTTAATAGCACGGATGATTTAAATGGGAGTGATTTTGTAGGGTATTTTGGAGGTGACTCTACCTCAACTCATTTTGTTGTAGGAAATGATAATAAAGTGAATAAAAACGGTGACGAATATATGGCATACGTTTTTAAAACAATTCCCGGATTTAGTAAATTTGGTTTGTTTGAGGGAAATGGAAATGCAAATGGGCCTTTCATAGAGTTAGGATTTAAACCGTCATGGATTTTAGTGAAAAGCATTGATGCTAATTCAAGACCGTGGGTTATTCATGACTCTGCTCGTAATCCTTTCAACGTAACAGATTTAAATCTTATCGTTAATGATACTAGTGCATCCACATCTTCAAACTTGTGGGATTTTTTGTCTAATGGATTTAAAATTCGTGACAGTCTTGCAGGTGACAACGAAAATAATAAAACGCATCTCTACATGGCATTTGCAGAAAACCCATTCGCAGGAACAACGCCCGTTACGGCAAGATAGGAGATAAAGATGTTTGTATTAAATAATAAAACGGTTTTGCAACCGGGTAAATCTTGGAAAGATGATGACGGCTTTACGCACCCAAGCAACTGGGCAAGTGCATGGTCGGCTGACGAAAAAACGGCTCACGGCATTAAAGAAGTAGCTGTACAAGCTAAACCTGATGGTAAATTTTATTGGGTAAGTGGGCCAGCCTTAGACGGCACTTGGAGTTCTGTTCCTCGAAATATAGATGATATAAAAGAAGTTGATGATAAAGGCAACGCAAGGCTTGATTCTGAGGGAAACCAACTCGTAACTAAAGGTCTCAAGTCACAGTGGATTACCAAAACAAAAGAAGCAGCCAACAACCTCTTAGCTTCTACTGATTGGCAAGTAGTAGCAAAAGCAGAACGTGATCGTGCTATTGATTCAAACGTAGCAACTTATCGTGCGGCTATTATTACCAAGTGTGCCGCTATAGAAACGTCTATTACCAATGCCGCTGATCTGGATGCTTTTAAGGCGTTATTTGATGTGCCTGTGGACAGCGATGGTAATCCTACAGGTAACGCACCTATGTATGATTGGCCTGTGATGGGTGAGTAAATGTCAACAGTAAAAGATGTAGAGGCTAAATTGAATACACACGAGGCAGTTTGCGCGGAAAGATGGAAAGAAACTATTGAGCGTATAAAACGTCTTGAGATGGTGATGATTGGGTCAGCAGGAGCAGTAATTGTTTTAATGGCTGGCGTTATTTGGAAAATATAGATGCCTCTAAGTAAAATACAATTTCAACCGGGCGTAAATCGAGAAACCACCTCTTATGCTAATGAGAACGGGTGGTTTAATTCTGATCTGATTCGTTTTCGTAAAGGTCGTCCTGAGAAGATGGGCGGATGGGAACGTCTTAGTAGTAACACCATAGAAGGAACAGGTCGTTCTTTACATGTATGGGCAGCATTAAACGGTTCTAAATATCTAGGTCTTGGTACGGAATCTAAATTTTACATTGAGGAGGGCGGTGGTTACAACGACATAACTCCTATCAGAACAACAACCACGCTAGGATCAAATCCGCTTAAAACAGGTTCTGCGGGTAGCGGGGTGGTGACGGTAACAGCGCCTTCTCATGGTGCTGTCGATGGTGACTTCGTAACTTTTAGCGGTGCCACCGCCGTAGACGGCATAACGACAGGTCAACTTAACAGAGAACACCAAATAACTTTAATTGATTCAAATTCTTTCACCATATCAACCGCAGGCTCGGCTTCTTCCGGTAACACCTCTGGTGGTGGTTCGTCTGTCATAGCCGTTTATCAAATAAACACGGGTCTTGGGACGGTCATAGCAGGCAATGGCTGGGGAGCAGGTTTATGGGGTGGTTATGTAACGGGATACACTCAAACTACTTTAAATGATTCTGGTGGGATTAGTAACTCGGATACTTCTTTTACGCTAACAAGTGCGGCAGATTTTGAAACGGCAAGCACCACTACATCTTCTGATCGTTCTGCTTCTGACACAACAATAGCTGTAGCAGACTCTTCTGGTTTTCCAAGTAAAGGAACCATAAAGATTGGCAGCGAAAACATTCGATACGGCAGTAACTCTAATAATGTGTTTGGTGACATAATTAGAGGTGACGACGGCACTACCGCCGCATCTTCTTCTAGTGGTGACACAGTTACCTTTGTTGGTCTTATGTTGATTGAAGACGAATTGGTTCAATACACCGGAAAGTCTTCTAACACCATTAACGCTGGGGTAGTGAGAGGTGCAAGAGGGACCTTGGCCGTTGCACATGATGATGGTGTGGATGTTAAGGAAGCTAATGATTTTGTTGGATGGGGTGACGAGTCATCTACTTCGGCAGAGGTTGGTTCTAACATTAGGTTGTGGACCCAAGACAATTGGGGTGAAGATCTTGCTTTTAATGTTTATGACGGAGCGCCCTACTACTGGGACAAGACGCTTGGTTTAGGTAATAGAGCTACTTCTCTTGCCTCGCAGACAGGGGCTTCTGGAGCACCTACAATTACTCGTAGAATAATGATGGCCCCGCAAGCTAGGCACTTGGTTTGTTTTGCCTGCAATCCTTTAGGAGAAACACAACAAGATTTGCTTCTGGTAAGGTGGTCAAGCTTAGAAGATCCGTTTGACTGGACTCCCACTGCAACAAACACAGCAGATTCTATACGGGTATCTTCTGGTTCCGAAATAATAGCAGCCAAGAAAACTCGCCAAGAAATGTTAATTTGGACAGACACCTCACTTCATTCTATGACTTCAGGTGGGGGAGACTTTGGTGCGTTTAGGATAGGCATGGTTGCCAGTAACGTGTCTATCATAGGGCCAAATGCGGCAACTACGGTAGGCGACAAGGTTTTCTGGATGGACAGAGAAAACTTCTACGTCTACACGGGACGTATACAAGTTATACCTTGTACCCTGCTTAGGTATGTATTTGACGACATAAATTTAGAGCAAGGCTTTAAATGTTTTGCAGCGTCAAACAAAATGTTTGATGAGGTGTTTTGGTTTTATCCTACCGCCAGTTCTACGGAGATAGATCGTTACGTCAAATTCAACTTTACTGAAAATACATGGGACTTGGGTACTTTATCCAGAACAGCTTGGGTAGACTACGGCATACACGATAACCCAAGAGCTTGCGGTAAAGACGGAGATGTCAACTACGTTTACATACACGAGACCGGAAACAATGCAGATGGCGCTGCAATGACCTCTTTTATAGAGTCTGCTGACTTCGATCTAGGGGACGGTGAGCAGTTTATGTTTATAGATCGTTTGATTCCTGACATTAGTATTACGGGCAACGACAGTAGTGCTTCTGTTAACTACATTTTAAAAACACGAAACTTCCCTGGAGATAGCTTGTCTACCAACTCTACGAGCGCGGTTCAGTCTACCACTCAACAGGCATTTTTGCGTAGTCGGTCCCGGCAAGCAGCTTTGCGTATTGAAAGCAATGTTACAGACGTAGCGTGGACTCTTGGTGACTTGAGATTAAGTGTTCGACCAGATGGGTTAAGATAATGCCAAAACTATTAGATCAAGCAATGCCGTTGGCACCGGATGAGTATGATCCGGACACATTTGTGTTAATACTACGAGATCTGGAAAGGGCTCTTACTAAAATAGACTTTCCGGATGTTGTAAGCGGTGAAGATGACGATAACGGTAAAAGCTGGTTTTTAAATTAATGGCCTCTGCATATAAGAATATTGCATCTTTAATAGGGTCTACAGGGGACGTTACTGTCTACACTTGCCCTGCTGCTACTGAGGCAATAATTAAAAACATACAATTGTACAACAGCCATTCTGGTACTATAGTGGTACTTCCAAAGATAACGGACAGTTCCGCATCAGCTACTATAACATTAAAAAAAGCTAGTATTGGAACTGACGCAGACACGTCTCTCGTTGGTCCATTTGTTCTTGAGGCCAGTGATGCGCTAAAATTAAATTGTGATACAGCGTCAAAGATTTTTGTCTTTGCAAGTGTCTTGGAGCTTTCTTGATGTTAGAAACTTACTCTACACCAAACAACGGTATAGCTTCTTTTGCAGAAGCATCACCTGATTACGAACTGGCTCCAGTGGGCCTTGCCTCTTTCCAAGACCAAGCCAAGAAACTAGCTGAATATGGCCGCAACGGCGACATTTACGTTGTACACGCTGCTGAAGGCGAGACAGTTGTACCCCTAGAAGTCTTGAACGCTAACCCAAAAGTAAAAGAACTTCTGTTTAATCAGATGAAAGACATGGGCCTTGACCCTCAAGAATTTGTTGTAGGTAACGAATTAAACAGCATAAACCCCGTTACGGGTCTTCCTGAGTTTTTCTTCAAGAGCGTATTTAGGGCGGTCAAGAAGGCCGTCAAAAAGGTTGCCAAGATTGTAAAGAAGGCTGCGCCTATTGTTCTTCCAATAGCGGCGGCGGCTTTTGGTGTGCCTTTTCTTGGACCTGCTTTTGGCGCAGGTACATTTGGTGCATCTTTTCTAGGTAGCGGCATAGGAACTTTGGTGGGTGGCGGCAGTGTCAAAGATGCTTTCAAGTCTGGTCTTTTAAGTGGTGGATTAAGCGTTGCTACTGCGGGTCTAGGATCTTTGATGAAAGGCGGAGATTTTGGGGGTGCTATAAAAGGTGCCTTCACTGGAGCTACCCCTGTATTTAACAAAGCAGGAATTCAAATTGGAACTCAGTATGCTGCTTCACCTTTTGCGGATGTTCTAGGGGGTGGCGCAGCGAGAGAAGCAAGTGCGTTGGCTTCTGAAGCTCAGTTTAAGAGTCTTTTCGGCGGCGATGTTTTGGATGCAACCATTACTGGGGAAGGACGGATTTTTGGTGACCCCGCAACGTCAAGAACTCCGGGTTTTGTTGGTATGGAACAAACAAGTTCTGTAGCACCTGGGACTATTGGTCCCACACCAGTCAGCTATACGCCTACACCTGGGGCGGCTTCCGGTGCAAGGGTTTCTGTTTTTAACGAAAAACTTGGTAAATTTGGAACAGCCCTTCCTGATCCTAAAACTGGTTTAGCAAATTTTGATACTTTTATTCCTGACAGTCCGGGCAGTCTTTTACAAAATGTTCAAGCAACAAGAACGGCACCTCAACTTAATGCTTTGCAGGCTGAACAATTAAAAGCTCTTCAAACAGCACAGCAGTTAAAAGCAGATCAAGCAGCGGCGTTTAGCAAAGGTGCCGCTGCTTTAGAAAAACTCACTCCAGAATCACTTGCAGCCTCTGTAGCACCCAAAGACTTTCTTGACAAAGCATCAGACGTTGTCTTTGGCACGACCTACACTCCTGGGCAAGCATTAGAGGCAGCAGGCATAAGTGCTACGAAAGTTAG